CTAAGGTAGTTCCAGTGACTAAGGTAGTTCCAGTGACTAAGGTAGTTCCAGTGACTAAGGTAGTTCCAGTGACACCTACGGTTATATCACAATTAGATGATATGGTTCGAATCGGTCAGAAGAGACCTCGTGGAGTTAAGGGAGCCATTGATGCATCAATAACAGGATATAAAAACATCGATGTTACTAATGGGTCTTTTAATCTGGTTTATGGAATATCCGCCAATACTTTATCACCGATGAAATTAGGTCCTTATACTGATTCATCGGGGTTAACGGCCAATATCTTCGAAAATTACTGGAAATATAGCAAAATGTGGTCTACTGCTGGACATATACTCAACGATGAACCTACTGACGCTTGGTATCGATTTAGAGATCAAGGGTTCAAATCAAATAAAGGTAAGCGTCGGCCTTTACCCAAAAAACAATATGGTGTGGCACATTGTGCCTATTTTAACGGTCGATCCTATGATTATTTAACATCACGAAAACAAATCTATGCCCCCCTTTATCATAGTCTAATTAAAGACCTACTGATTATCGATGCGTTGAAAAAATTAATCATTTCAGGACAAAAGGTAATGATTCTTGACGTTGATGATCCTCCACTATCCTTATATCCACAGGGATTACCCATGACACAAGCCGTTTTGGATCAGATAGTTGATGATACTTCACACCCGTTTGGACACGGATATGTGGTAGCCTCATTATTAGTTGGGCTCCCAAAAATTTGATTATAATTAAATTAAATGATATCATTAAATATATCACGATGGACAAGAATATCCTTACTATAGATCAAGTAAGACGTATAGTAGTAGATGATTTCCTAAAACAAGCTGACTGTATCACGGACTGTTATGAAGTAACTGATGAAACTGAAGCATCTCCAAGTGATCCATACGTGTGCCAAAATCCCAAATGCCTACAAAATGAGCACGCTTGTTTCCATCTATTCGAGATTGATGGGGATACAACAGTCGTGATTTGTAATAAATGCTACGATTTGGGGGTTCGTTTTTGTTTATTTACCCACGAGATCTTGTCAATGGATCAAATGGAACCAGTCCTAGACAACATGTACGCACAACCCTTGTACCACCAAGGCCAATTGGATCACGATCACCTCAGTTCAGTCAATGATATGTATCAATATTTCAAGTCGATCGGAGTCGATAATCCGAATCCAACCCATGTGGTCATCAATTTGAATCAGGAAGACACCACAGACGAAACAGTTACATAAAATTAATCATCTTTTTCATTTCTAGTGGCATTGGTTGATTGCCAAAATTTTTATTCTTTTTGGGATCCATCTTTTCCAATTCTTTGGGTAACGGTAAATATGTCAAATTCTTAAAATATTTCCGACTATCCGTCACGATTCCTGTCGTTGGATCGTGATTATCCCTAGCCTTTTTCAGATCAAGATCGATTTTCTTCTTGAATTGGTCTTCTGGAATCTTTTTATCCAAGACGATTTTATCAATCTTGCTCCTTTTAACTTGTATTTCCTTTAAATCCTCCTTAGTCACCTCCGCCCGTAATCGGGTCAACAATTTATCAATTGTCGATAATTTTAATTTATAATCAGCATCCGCATATTTACTACGGTTGATGGTCAATATCTTTCGTTGGTACTCTACCTTCTCAATCGTTTCCTCTTTCGACAGTTCATGACCCTTGTTGGCAATATTAGTATATTCTGAAATAATATCAATATGTTCGAAAACAGGTTCATCATCATCTTCGACCTTGATCGGGGTAATCTCTGGGTCGTCGTTGGTGTCGATTTTCGTGACACTTTTACGAACCAATTTAACTTTGAGTTTGACCTGCGGTTGAACTTGTGGTTGAACTTGCGGTTGAACTTGACGTAGCGGTAGCGGTTGCGGTTGTTTTTTTCGAATAATCACGTTTTTTTTCCGCACAATCACGTTGGATTCCGACATATATGATGTATATCATAGATCTTTTTATCATAATTTCAAACGATAAAAATACATAAAATCAAACAAATACAAATTATTATATCCGATGGAGCCTATTGTGATCCAAAATACTGATCACAAAGAATCAGATTTAATCAAAATCTTAGCCACATTGTGTCTCAACATACAAAAAGATTTCGATATTGCCCCCCAAACACTCAGTCAGATGATCAATCAATCCAATTTTATCGATGATTGCCACTTTTTATATCAACAGTGTTATGGTGAGATGATCCGTAACGTCGACCAATTCAAGGAAAGGTTCAATTCTAACACGACCGAGATCACCACTGAAGAGTATGAAAGATGTGGCTATCCGATTAGTTCGCATCAAAATAACTACATTACATATTGTAATGTTCATAAATATTTACACCCAAACGATAATATCTCGTCAGTCGATCGCTACGGTTGTGGTATCGACCACGCATTTGTAACTAAAAATAACAACCAAATCATCAAAGAAAGGTACACCACCACCATCTATTTATTGTATCAAAATTTCATCAATAAATTATACTGTATGATTCGAAAACTGTTTGATGATGTGATTAATTGTTCTTGTGGACAATCAATTGTCCAGATTCCTAATCCAGACCCTAGGGTCTCTGACAATTGTCCTTGTACGGGTCAGAATTTAGATCTACACACCATCACTGATCGAATGTGTACAGATTCAACGCTGTTCAAAAGTAAGATAATTTACGAGCACCACAACACAACTGAAGACAAGCATGGCAAATTTTATTATGTCAAGGTCTATCAATTACATAGCAGGGAATAATTGACTGTCATTATTCTTCCAAACAGACCGACAAAAAGGACAGGTCGGTTCTCCTTCTGGATCTGAAAAGGTATTAGTGATTGCCCAAAACAATTGACAATCACTATGTGAATTCTGGTGGCACACCGAACACTCTACAATCGCCGTATCTGAGTCGTATGGTTGACAACATATGACGCACTCGTTTGTCTTAGGTTTAATGATTGAAATAGGTTTCATCGTGATCTGTGATTTAATTTCAACTGACATTATGTAATGTAGTTCAAATTAATATTAAAAATTATAATCAAATTTTTTTTGTCACCATTATATAACGATGATCAAACTTTCAAAACCGCAGATGACTATGTCTTGTGTAGTCTTAAGCAATTTTTTTGTCAATAATTTGTTTTTATATCAAATTCCACAATCTTTCAAAGTTTACCAAGCATCCAAAACGTCATTCTATTTCAACGACCACATGAATACACCTGAATGTATGGTTATTCACCCCTCGAGGCAATAGATCTAAGCATGACAACCAATTATGACCTAATCCTAGCGATGGCGATTAACGACCACAACCAACACGCAATCAATGCATTGACCAAGTTAGAGATCGAACCAATCCTTGATTACCTTTGTACCATTGGAGTCAAGGGATTCATCACTCCAACAACCCCTAGTCTAACAGAGACGTCGAAGGGCACCTGCGCCCCAATGATACTTTATTTATGTTCTCATGTTTATGTCAAAATTGGTAATGTTTTGCAAAAATGAGACTTGTGTCAGTGATTAAGGACAGATGATGATCCTTCAACAAATAAATTTGTTGTGGGTCAGGACGATCCAAGAATAACACGATTCTGGTAAAATTACTATCATTATTCAATATCACTACCTGATCTGCATGGTACATTAAATATAAATCGTGAAAGATCTTTTCCCATTCCCCTAATGATAAATGACCACAACTATGGGATACCGTACCTGACACGTCAATTAAAGTGGTCGTAATACCATTAGGATGGAACGAGTTCAACGAGTTCAACGAGTTCCAACACTGATTCATTGATTGGTTATCAATATCACCAATCAATGCAAAATGACTGTTTAGAGGCACCGTAGTCAACCATTGATAACAGTCCTTTAATGGTTGTTGAACATTAGGATTTTTGTCGCACAAATAATGGTCACCCAATCTCACATAGGCGACAGTTAGTTGCTCGAAATCATAGTGTATCTGAGGGATCAAAGAGTGATCGATTACGTGCGTCCAGAAATATTGATAGGCTTGATAAGTCATCTTTTTAACCTCTTCGCGTGTGATTTGGTTATCAATTAAACATTTACCAATATACTGATTGATCGTCAAAAATAGATGGGTTCGCCGTCGCAGATCGTGGTACATTTTAGGACTCTTGTAATACTGTGCAAAGGCTTGTGTTCCATCACTACCCGAGTATAAACAGGTCACCATCGACCGTTTGTGGCGGTGAACCGATCCACGAAATAGGTATTGTGGTCGAATGTAGGGACAGGTTACACATTTCCAATTAATTGACAATTTAATCTCACGATGTGTGTATAATTGTTCCAGTATGGTCTTGAATAGATACGACGACACATAACCAGTCACACAATCCCCAAAACCAGTAAAACTTTGATGGACAATCTCTTCCAACATTGGGATATATGAATATATGTACGGATATGTCCAAGTTATTTTAGGTATCCAATATTTTTTTAACTCCTGGATTTTCCTCCACGATTAGACGCATATCCAACAACATACCAACTATCTCAATTTCACAATCCTTACGAACCGCACTCTTCTCTTCTCGTTCATTACTGTGTTTGATTTGGGTTCGATAAACCTCAAATTTATCGATGTACGGTTGTCCGACTCGCTCACGATGAGAGTCAATATACTGTTGTAACATGCCAACCAGATTAGTGATCATTTGCTCAATGATCACTTTTTGTGGTTTATTAAGGAATCGATACCCATTAGAGACGAGAACAAATGGTGATTTATATCCCTTGATGTACAAATTGGTATACTCTGGAAAGATTGACTCATTGCAATGAATTTTTTCAACTAAATATTCGATACTTCGACCCGTATGCTGAATTAATGCATCATCGAACAAATTAGGCATTTTTTTCAATAGATGATCTGGTTCTTCGTTTCCAAATGAGTGCGGAAATGGGGCTTCGACACTAACCGCGGGAGGCAACTGTGGTTGTGGTTGTGGTGCTTGTGGTTGTGGTGCCTGTGGTTGTGGTGCCTGTGGTTTAAGGACTATTTTGACTTTATACTTGGGTTCTGTTGGTGACTTTTGACAAACCTTGTGTGAAACATGATAGGTCAAACCTCCATTGGTGGTAAAAATTTTGTGACACAATTGACATTCAAACATTATAAATTGTTGATTAATTTAGTTTTAATTATTTTTTTCGATTCAATTTTAATTTAATTTGTTCAATTTTATTTTTGAAAATGGCAATTTTTAAAAATCTCTATGCGATGATTCTACACAAATTAATATTATAATTGTATTCTTATATTATTGTATAGTAATGGAATTATTTACAATAACAATTGACGCAAATACTATCATATATCATGGATCAGAACACCCCATCAAAAACCTACAAAGCACTTTTATGTGGTTTAGTATGAATGAGACAACAGCCAATAAATATGGCAATAATATTTATAAATTTACACTAAATCGTCAATTAAAATTAATCAATATACAAAGCGGTATATTTCAATTACATTTAATGGATCAATTGAATATCAAATATACCCTAATTGACGACACAACTAATTTCGTAAATAGTTACAAATCGAGGATTATGTCAGCACTTGGAATGCCCAACATAAATGAAGTTATACGGGTTTATGGTAAACCCAAATGCCAATATGACAATGACAACGTTAAAAATATAACAGTTGCAAATGTGCCATATTTTCAACATGAAAGATGGAGTAAATATGAGGTTGATCAATTATTGATGACAGAAATACATGAAATTTATTCAAAATACGGATTCGATGGATATATATCGCCAACCACTGTTCCTTCCCGATTGATGTGTGGGTGGCATCATGAAGAAATTGGTTTATTTGACCCAACAAATAAATTTATTCCAACATCACAATCAGGAGGTAAAATCACTTGGGACCCAAGTGATTTTACTAAACCAATTAGACATATTTAATTGAGAAATCTGTCTTAAAACATCAAGAGTTTCAAATAAGTTTCGTGAAACAGTAATTCTGTTATTTATTGGCTCGATTACTGCTGATATATACATATCATCGAAATGATACAAATATATCAATTTTTAAATTTGTGATTTGTATTTTACAAGAAATCGCGACGCAAATCGATCTGGTTTGGATCAACCGAATCATACTTCTTCAACAGACCATAACTAGTCCCATCATAGATATGAGTCAACATGCTGATGGTACTTAAGCGATTGGAACGTAAATATGGAATTAAATTATCGAACTCCCCAGTATAGGCAATATTGGTCGACAAAATTAAATCTCCCACAGTGGCCGCAATTGCATATTTGATTAGGAAATGGTCGTAAAATTGATGAGTGGTCACAATTGGGTCGATTTTCAGTCGATCACAGGGGATTGGGAGCGTTAAAGGTGGTAGAGATTGCCTTTTGTGACGGTTAGTCCTCTTAGGCCGTACCAAATATGACCGTAGAGCGGTAGTATCAATCATGTCCAGTTCTTGTATGATTCTCTGGTGTAGTTGTGTGAACTGTACCAATTGTAAATGATTGCCAATATAACTAAAAATTTCTGCGGTTAGAGTTAAGACTCGCACTGGATCTTTATGTGGGTCATTGATCATCATTTTTTTAAGGTTGACAACATCTAATAACCACCCAATCACCATTTCAGTAGATGATGTCGTGATGGATGAGGTAGACGTGGTCGCGGTCATTGGCAATACCGCATGTAAATTGATCTTAGATATAAAGTCTAAGCATAACTGATAATACTGATCGATATAGGTTGGCGCGGTGATTCTCTGATGTTCGTTGATCGCATTATTAATACATTGTAGACTTCGTTCCAAAAAGTTAGGATTACCAAGGCTATTATAAATCAAATAATTGTTGCGAAAGATCGGGTGTTCTATATCGTAGTCAGTACCAATAAAGTACTGTTCTCGATACATAGTCAATAGATATTTCATCGGGTAAAAACAAATCGTATCGTTAAAATCACAGTAGATCCCCCCATGGATGTTCAGCACAATAATCCTCAATAAATCAGTTTTGAAGATACGGTTAATCTTATAATGATTCAACATTTCCGTTTTAATCATGGTCGTCGTAATGGTATGGGTTGAAGTAGTGGTAGAAGTGATTTCAGTTGTAGTAATCGGTGGTCGAGTCGCGTACAACTGACGAAGGAGAGCACCATGTGTTTGGGTTGGAACGTCGCCATCCAGATATTGTCGACAAAACTGATCAACGCACTGGAGAGTTTCATGATAATATTTAACATTGATCGTTCCTTGTGTGAAATACCGTTGATTGTCGATGCTCAATAAACTGATAAATTCACCTAATTCGGCACGATCGACCAGATTAGTCCACAGATAAAATTTAAAAGTTGGGTTCAAGGCGATCCACGATTTGGCTCGTGACATAATTTTGTCAGGCAAATAAAAGTCCGCATCACGGAACCAAATCCAATGAATTTGACGATCATTGTCGGTTAACTGATCGGCGAGTGATTCCATCTGGTCATAGGAGGTCATCTGTGTTTGATGTTTAACGATTACGTTGTACAAATTATATATATCAACCAACTCATCTTTGCATGGATCTCCTGTTGTTAGATCTGTTAAGATCACAACCAATGGTTTATAATTGAGATTTCCTAGATAATATTTACGTGTGGGTTGAGGTTGACCTGTAGTCATATCAAGAACCACCGATTGATTCTTAATTGAATTGAACATCTCAGTCGAGACAATCTTGAGGTCGAAAATAACCAGTTGTTGGAAATTTTTCATTAATTGTTGCCGTAGGTTACAGTAATCCGTAGACTTGGACGTAGACTTGGTGGACATGATATATACGTATATACATATCGTCAATTTTATTTTTAATATCTATCAAAATTTCTATTAAAAATAAAATTGATCTAATATTATTCAATCGTCAATAATTATTTATAACCATGGAAAAGAAAGCAATTACGATTAAATTGAAAGATCCTAGTTCCATTTCTGTTCCCACTGGTGCGATTGAAGAGACATATAAGAAACTCAAACATGTGGAGCATGTCCTATTGAGACCTGAAATGTATGTCGGTTCAACCAAGTCAGTCGAACAAGAGATGTTCGTTTACGATGACGAGCAGAAACAAATGATTAAAAAGAAGATTAAATTTGTCCCGGGGTTATATAAACTGTACGATGAAGGAATCGTCAACATGAGGGATCATCATGTTCGAATGCGTGACATGATTGCTGAACAGGAACTAATTGTCAGTGGACAACACCCAAACAATTCTAAAATTGAGATGGGTCGTAAATATCGACCCGTTAAGACGATCGAGATTAATGTTGATCTTGCTAATGATCTGATCACTCTAAAGAACGACGGCGATGGAATTGACGTAGCCTTCCATAATACTGAAAAAGTCTACGTACCTGAACTGATTTTTGGCAACCTGCTAACTGGGACTAATTTCGATTCCAACGAAAGACGGACGGTTGGTGGTCAAAATGGATATGGTGCTAAGTTGATCAACATTCTGTCAACTGAATTTATCTTGGAAACTGTCGATGCTTCTCGTGGGCTCAAATATACACAACGATTTACCAATAACATGTCAGCTAGGGAAGAACCAGTGATTGCCAAATATAAGGGTCTACCTTATACCCAACTATCATTCAAACCAGACTTTAAGCGGTTCGGTCTGGCTAAATTGAGTGATGATGACACCGTTTTATTGATGAGGAAACGAGCCTACGATTTGGCCGCATGTACCTCCAAGGACGTTACGGTCTGGTATAACAATGAAAAATTAGAAGTTAAAACATTTGAACGGTACATTGACCTATACATTGGTGCGCGTGGCGAAAACAAGAGAATCTATACCGTTGTCAATCCCGATTGGGAAATTGCTGTCTGTGTCAGTCCTGACAACAATTTCGAACACGTTTCGTTCATCAATGGAATTTGTACCTATCGAGGTGGCAAACACGTCGATCATGCATCTAATATTATCGCTAGTCGCCTAGCCAAATATTCGACTGATAATAAGAAGGGAATGACAGGGATCACCCCTAAGAGTATTAAGGACAATATGTGGTTGTTTATTAATTCCACCATGGTCAATCCGTCATTCGACACACAAACCAAGGAGAATTTTACCACTAATATCACCGATTTCCGTAATCGGTGCGATGTTGATGATGATTTCATTGCCAAATTAGCCCAACCAAAACTAGGACTGCTAGAAAAGGCAGTTAGACTCTCGGAATTTAAGGCAGGTAAAGGCCTCAAGAAATCTGATGGGAAAAAGGCTAAAAGGGTCAAACTTCACAAATTACAAGATGCTCCATACGCTGGTAAAGGTAAGAAATCACTGAAGTGTGCATTGATCTTGACCGAAGGAGACTCGGCTACCACTTCGGCGGCTGCTGGGTTGGCGGGTCTTAAGGACGAAGAACGTAAGTATTATGGATATATGCCACTCAGAGGTAAGATTATCAATCCAAAAGATAGCAAGTTAGAAACAATTGAAAATAACAAAGAATTTAGCGATCTGAAGAAAGTCATTGGACTCAAACAAGGTGCTGATTATTCGGCACCCAACGCAATTGAAAGCCTACGATACGGTCGCGTAATTCTAATGACTGATGCTGATGTTGATGGGGATCATATTAAGGGATTAGGGTTCAATTTGTTCCACGAATTCTGGCCAAGCCTACTGAAAATCGAAGGATTCTTTTGCTCACTATTGACACCAATCATGAAAGTGATCCATAAAACTAATGGCAAGAAGATTAGTTTCTATTCCTTGTCCGAGTATAATCAATGGAAAGACGAGAACCAATTGTCGATTAATATGTGGGAAACTCGCTACTATAAGGGTCTTGGATCATCCAAGAGCAATGAGGCCAAAGAGTTCTTTACTAAGATGAAATTACAAGCTTATTCGTGGGATGATCTGTCCCGTATGTTAGCAAAGAATGCACTCAATGCGACGGTTGACCCAGTCCCAGACGTGGTTAACCCTGCCCTTGCCCCTGCCCCGGATGTAGTCACCGTCATACCAGTTGAACAACACCCTGAATTTGATACCATCAGTCAATACAGTGATGTCAGTATGATGACTAACATCGAATCGTTTAAGAACTATTACAGTAATTCCAAGCGACATCCATGTGATTTGGCGATTGAATTGGCCTTCTCCAAGAAAAATGCCGATTATCGAAAGGGATGGATTACCAACTACTTAAAATTGAAGGCTGACGACAAAATTGACTTGGGATTACAAGACTTAAAAACGATGAGTTATTATGACTTCATCAACGAAAAATTAATCGATTTCTCCGTATATGACAACGAACGCAGTATTCCAAGTATCGCTGATGGGTTAAAACCCAGTCAAAGAAAGGTAATCTATACTGTTTTGACTAAGGCCTTCAAGACCAACATTAAGGTCTCCGAATTGGGTGGTTTGGTCGCCACTAAAACATCATATCATCACGGTGACACCAGTATGGTCGAGACGATTGTTGGATTGGCTCAAGATTTTCCAGGATCCAATAATATTAACATGTTGTTACCAGAGGGACAATTCGGCAGTCGTAAGGGAATTAGTAAGAGTAAAAACAAGGACAAGGAAAGCAAAGGTGGGATTGGTAAAGACTATGCCTCACCGAGGTACATTCATACTAATATTAATCCGATTACTCGGATGATTTACGATAAAACTGATGAAAATCTGTATCAATACCTAGATGATGATGGCACCATTATTGAACCTAAATATTATGTTCCAATCATTCCAATGGTGCTAGTCAATGGAACTCGCGGAATTGGAACTGGATGGAGCACTGATATCCCATCATACAATCCAACCGAGATTATTAATAATATTCGACGATATTTACAAGGGCAACCATTAAACGAGATGATGCCTTGGTACCGTGGATTCCGTGGAACAGTGGTCAAAATTTCACATCAGAAATATAAAGTCACTGGTGTGTATCAACGAACTGGACCCACCACCATCTATGTGACAGAAATCCCACTGGGTAGTGCGCGAGAATCCATGTCGTACATGGATTACAAGAATTTTATTGAAGATATGGTGATTGATGATACGGGTGATGAAAAAGAGAAAGCCAGACAAATTTTGGCCGATTGCGAATTCTTGAACAGTGATCAAACAATTAAAGGAACCATTGAATTCCAAAGTAAACAACAACTCGACGAACTGATGTCTGATCTCAATGCATTCGAAAAGAAGTTTAAATTGTGTAATACCATTAACACCTCTAATATGAACTTGTTCAATGCCAAGGGAATTATGACTAAATATGTCAATCCAGAGGATATTTTAACCGAATACTGCACTCTTCGATATGAGTTCTATGGGCATCGAAAGGACTTACAAATCAAAAATTTACAATCGGAAATTGATAAAATCAAAGAAAAAATTCGGTTCATTGAATACATCAATGATGATCAACACGAACTCAAGGTTCAAAAGAAACGTAAAATAGAATTATCCCAATTGTTAGACAAATATCAGTTCATGAAATTTGGCCCTTCCCATAACAAGAAGAAAGTGTACCGCGAGGGTAAAGAGGAAATGGTTGAGGAAGCGGAGGAAGAAGAGACAGAGGCTGTAGATGGTGGTCTCAACTACAATTATCTACTTAAAATGCCGATTTATTCGTTGACAGTGGAACAAATCGAAAAATTGAGAAAAGAACTAGAAGCGACCATGTCAAAGTTAGATCAAGTTAAATCACTAACCCTTCAAACCATGTGGTCTAACGATCTGCAAGATCTAAGTGGTCAACTGCTCAAATTCGAGAAGGATTGGAATACTACTTACGAAGACCTATTAAAGATGCCACAAGGAACAGTTCACATCCCACCGCATTTGAGACAGAAGATCATCTTGAAAAATGCTACTCCTGTACCCAAAGTGCTAATCAAACTCAAAAATATCTAACCAAAGATAAGACAAATACAATTACATGCTAATTTACTTTGGTTTACGGTGTTCGGCCATCTCGTGTCTGAGTTTACAATCGCAACAGACTGTCTTCTTACAGATCTCACATGTCCCAAATGGCATGTGATCCTCATCTTCAATGGTAAGACATAAATAACATTGTGGAAAAGTATAACAGTTACACTTACAGCAATAGGTTTCTTTGTTCTTACCCCTACCACAACCAATAACAACCACATGATCATCACAAATTTTTTTATGACATTTGTCGCACCGATAGGATCCTATACCCTGACTATCGTCTAGTGCACACAGATAACATGGGATCTTGGAGTGGTATGACATCTGATATTAACTAGATCAGATCGTCCGTCCAAACTTGGATCAAATTTTTGTGGGGTGGTACAAGTAATACAAGACTACTCAAAGAGTAGATGTGAGCCGATTTACTTTGGTTTATGGTGTATATAATGACAATTACATTCTCAATTCGTGTAGGAATTTTAATATTTATACTTTTATTAAAATGACTTGGTACACAGTTTCGTGTTAAACGATGATATTTATGTCGAAAATCATAGAATATTTTTAAATCATAGAACATAAAATGGATAAGAATATGAAACATATTCAAATTTTTGTTTCTCGATCCAAAATATCACGCCAGTGACTGAGTGTTTGACCGACATAATCAATTTGGTAAATCTCCGCTTGATCTCCCACCATACCATCATAATACAAATAGGTCACATATAAACCGTCATTTGGTGGATGTTGTCTCAGCATTAACATCAGTTGTTGAACCCATCGGATACACCGTAGATCCCGCTGAGTACCTATCGTCGATGGGTGTTTGACACCCATATGATCCACATATTGATCGGGATTATACCGAATAAAGAATGTTGGAAGTCCAATGACTTGATGAATGGACACCATTCGAACATATTCACAATCACATGAATAGTTACTAACGGTGATAGATTGATCACCACCACAAGACCGTGCCATGTAGCGAGGGGCATGTTGATTTTCATCAATCTCGATGATCAATGCATGGGTCAAACAATCGAAATAGACATCAGGACGTTTCTTGACCTGACATGAACTAGACCCTTCCAGAACACGATCGCAAGAGGTAGGTGTTAAACCTTCTTGAGAGAGAACTCGCAAAAACGTTCCTCCTTGTATTTATGGTAGGTGCCGTGCTGTTGTCCAAACTGACAGACACCACATAATCCTGATTGAGCTGAAATAATAGCTTCTCCATGACATTGCTGACAGATGGCTGACTGCACGACACGTGCTTCCGAGGGTGCATGGAGAGCACAATAATTTGGATAATTATCGAAATTGGTAGTTAGAGTCGGACGTTCTCGACACGCATCTCCCAGACAGTTAGGTTTTCTTTGCCCGAATTCATTGGCTTGGCGGTGTGTGGCACAATGAAGAGCCTCCCCATAGAGTGGGCCGAAGGATCCACGTGTCAAACATCCTTCAAATTGGCACATCTTGCTGACCACATTAACCATATCGGGATGTTTGTGATCGACACAAAAATGAGCCCTTGACTCTCCTTCTAGGGCGTAACTGGGTCTTTTTAGGCAACTGGGAAATTGGCACATCTTATTAACCACATCAACCATATCGGATTGTTTGTGATCCACACAAAAGCGAGCCCGTGACTCTCCTTCTAGTGCGTAGCTGGGTTGCTTTCGACAACTGGGAAATTGACATCT